ATGAAAGTCGAAGGCGGTGATAAGCTTGCCCGGAGGCTTCAGATGCTGGCTGAAGAAACCGCACGAAAACATATGAGGGAAGCGGCCCTTGAAGGTGCAGAAGTATTCAGAGCTGAGGCTGAGGAAAAAGCTCCACGAAAAACTGGAACACTTGCCGAGGATATGCAGAAAGAGCTTGTGAAGCAAACTAAAGCACGCGTAGAAATCAAGGTGGGTCCAGGCAAGAAAGGTTGGTATGGTCGATTGGTTGAGGAAGGCCACGCGATAGTAGTTGGGGGCAGGAAAGGCGCTAAGAAAAAACCAGGACGTATTGTTGGCCATGCCCCACCGCATCCATTTTTGCGCCCTGTTTTTGATGAAAAAACAGGCGAGGCAGAGGATGCTGTAGCTAAGGAATTACGGAGGAGGCTGAAGCTATGAGTGTGGAGCCCAGGCAAGCGCTATATGCGCATATTCGGGCAGATCCAGGCGTACAAGAAGCAGTGGGCGATAAAGTATATCAGCGGCGGGTTCCTGATGGGGCACAGAAGCCGCTGATTGTTATTTATCCAACCGTTAGCCGGGTACCAGATCGCATTTTGTCCGGTGTTGCATACTACCGGGCAAGGCTGCAGGTTACTGCTATGGCTGATACACAACCAGAAGCAGAAGCCACAGCCAAAGCGGTTATTTCTTCAGTTGAAGGCTTCACAGGTAAGATGGCTGGAGCGCTAGATGTGATACTGGCCACTGTGGACAATGATAGGCAGACAGATCAAGACGGAGTGGATGAGATACACCATCACGTAGACGTGATGATAACTTATAAGGAGTGATTAATAAATGCCGGAAATAACAGGTTTAAGAACAAAATTTAGGCGAGAAGGGGCGACAGCAGGAACATTTGAGGAGATTGCTCAGATAGCTTCTATTGCGCCTCCACAGCCAGAACGGGAAACTGTAGACGTTGATGAGCTGGATCCGCCTGGCGAAGTGAGGAAAAAGCTAGTTGGACTGATTGATGCAGGTGAAGCATCGTTAACGCTGAACTTTGACCCCACTAATACCGGGCACCTTGATCTTGAACAAGATTTTCGGACCGGGGAAGCCAAACAATATCAAATAGAACTACCTAACGGTCATGGCTGGACGTTCTCCGCTTTTTGTACTGCCTACCAGCCCCAGGAAATTAGTGCGAGTGAAGTGATACAGGCCGAAGTTACGCTAGTTTTAACTGGTGTATATACTTTTGATGAAATAACAACGACACCTTAAGCTAGGAGGAAAAATACATGGCAATTTTAACACGTGATGCGATATTGCAGGCACAAGACTTATCGTCTGAGCAAGTACCCGTTCCGGAGTGGGGCGGAGAGGTGCTTGTTCGTGGACTTACAGGAACAGAGAGAGATGCTTTTGAGCAATCCATTGCGGAGCAAAAAGGCAAAAGCGTGAAAATGAACCTTCAGAATGTGCGTGCAAAGTTGGTTGCGTTAACAGTTGTTGATGGAGAAGGGCATAGGATATTTGATGATAAAGACGCAGGTGTACTTGGTAAAAAGTCAGCTGTCGCCCTCAATCGTGTGTTTGAAGTAGCACAGAAGCTGAGCGGCCTATCGCCTGAGGATGTTGACGAACTAACAAAAAACTAATTAAGAGGCCAGAGCGAAGGTTTTATTTTCGCCTGGCCTTAGCTTTAGGTATGACAGTGAGAGAGCTCCTGGCACGTATAGATAGTCGGGAGCTCTCTGAATGGATAAGTTACTATGAAATGGAGCCATGGGGCACCGATGTTGAAGACTGGCGAGCAGGGATGGTGGCAAGTACTATCGCCAATGTGAACCGAGATCCCAAAAAGCAGCGGAAACCCTATACTCCAAAAGATTTTATGCCGCAACGAATTGTAGAGCAGAAAGAAGAGCAGAGCTGGGAAGAACAAGCACGGCTACTTGAGATGTGGTTTAGAACAGCGGGAAAGAAGGTTAATTAATTCCAGATTATCCGGCTTTCCCGTGAAACCTCATCAGCTACACTCCAAAGATTTTCACCGACAAAGTTATCCCAGTTGATTTTTTCGTAGGTAGTTCTACTCATTACGATCAGGGCAGCATGATTCCATGACACATTTCCGTAGTCATCGGAAAATGGAAGCCGTAGAGTTAATCGAACTTGATCAAATTCTGTGGACGATTGGTATAATTCTTGAAATTTACTTGCTAGGGATGAGCCGACTTCGGCTTCTAGAGAGCCAACGCCTGCAGGATAATAGCGGTAATCAATAACAGTAAGTGACGGGATTGGTTCTTCGTTCGGTATTTCAGTTTGTGGGGTATGCTGCATAGACACAACCCCGCTTGAGTTATCATCTTCAACCTTGCCGTTAAACACTTTTAGAACGATAGACTCTGCATCGGCAGAGTTTTCTTTATTTTCGGCGCACCCTGCAGCAAACGTAAGTGTCAGGCATATACAGGCAACTATAAATTTGCGGAACAGTTTTAACACCTCCTTTGGTGTGATTATATCTTATTTTTTAAGGTGGTGGAAGTATTGGCAACGGTAGGAAGCCTAGCGATAGTTTTGACAGCTAGCGCAACGGATTTTGAGCGCACGATGGGCCGCGCAGTAAGAGCTGTAAAATCTACAGAAAAAGAATTTATGCGGTCTGCACGTCAAATGGAGAGAATCGGGCAAGCGTGGACCATGGGTGTTACCGTGCCTATCATTGCCGGACTTACCGCTGTTTCTAAAGCAGCAATAGATTGGGAAGATGATTTTGCGGGTGTGCGTAAGACCGTAGAAGCGACAGAAGAACAATTCGTTGCTCTTGACCAAGCCCTCCGGAAAATGACGGAAAGAATCCCCGTCAAGCATAGCGAGCTTGCACAGATTGCCGAAAATGCTGGGCAGCTAGGTATACAAGTCGAGAATATAGAGAACTTCACTGAAGTTATGGCTATGATGGGAACCGCAACAAATATGGCTAGCGATGAAGCGGCTATTGCTTTAGCACAAATAGATAACATCATGCAGTCGGGTCAGGGGAGTTTTGACAGATACGGTGCCACCATAGTGCATCTTGGAAATAATTTAGCTACTACCGAAAGTAATATCGTTGAGTTCGGGCAGCGTATAGCTGGAGCTGGCAAAATAGCAGGACTAACAGAAAGTCAAGTGCTTGCAATTGGTGGGGCATTTGCATCTGTCGGAGTCGGTGCAGAAGCTGGTGGTACAGCTGTAAGCAAAGTACTGCAGTCTATGACAGAAGCTGTTGCAACAGGAAACAAAAACCTTGCAGGTTTTGCTGCGACTGCGGGGATGTCAGCTTCAGAATTTTCTACAGCATGGAGAGAAGATGCAGGGTTAGCGTTTACGCAGTTCGTTGAGGGCCTCGGAGCTAGTGGCGATCAAGCTTTTGCTATTCTGCGGAACCTGGGCCTCACGGATCAGCGCCTCCTGCGAGGGTTCTTGTCTGTTTCTGGTGCCGGTGATCTACTCAGGCGGTCAATAGAGATGGGTACACAAGCTTGGGAAGAAAACACTGCCCTTGTAGACGAAGCTAATGAACGATATAAAACAGCCGCTAGCAGGATAAAGATGCTCCGTAACCGTGCATATAACGCAGCTATTACGCTGGGTGGGGCGTTTGCGCCTATGCTAGAGGCTGTTATGGATCAGGCAGAAAAGCTAATCGGGGTAATACAGCGACTTGGTGAAGGCTTTGCGAATTTACCAGCACCAGTCAGGACAGCAGCTGGAACCGTGCTGTTGTTCTTGGCTGCTATAGGTCCCGCATATTTGGTTTTTGCAATGTTGAATAAAATAATTGCGATTTCTTTAGGTTTTATAGCGAGCATACAGGGTTTTGCTTCCACCGCAGCTTTTGCTTTTACATCCTGGAGATTAGGGGCAGCGACACTTGGTGAATCCCTTGTCTATCTTGCTGGTGGCCCTGTAAAGTTAGTTATTCTAGCAATTGGTGCTGCTATTGTGGCAGCTATCTTACTTGCGGCTAACTGGGATAAGCTACGTGCCTTTGCTGTAGCAGCATGGAACGCTATCAGCGCAGCCGTGATGTATGCCGCATCATTGATTGTACGTGGCATTGGTCTGATCATTACCGCTATAGGGTTCATTATTCCCGCTGTACGTGGTACAGGACAAGCTCTTATCGGCTTGGCAAACAGTCTAAAATCTTCTGCAGGACAGGCTGTGTCGTCCGCTAAGTCTGTGGCTGGAAGTGCCATATCAGTAGCAAAGACTGCAGCAAAGGCAGCCGAAGCGCAGAATGCCATGGCTGATGCAGGGGAAAATGCAGCTAAAACACAGGACGATCTCGGTAAAGGTCTTGATAAAGCAAGAAAAGCAGCACAGAGAGGTCTAGCAGGATTCGATAAAATTAATCAGCTACAGGGCAGCATTGAGCCGATTGCTTCATCAGGTGGGGCTTCTGCTCCTGCTATATCACCTGCTGATATTTCTATCCCCGCTATTGATATTCCAGAGATGCCTGATCTTGGAGGCATAGGCGGGATTGGGGATGCCGCTGCGGGTGTAGGCGATCAAATATCAAAAGCTGCTGATGTGGCTGCATCTGCTTGGGGTAGGCTCAAAAATGCAATGGAGCCTGTCAATCGTGCTGTGCAGTGGATCAAGGATAACTGGCCCACCATCGGTCCTATAATCGAAAATATCGCAAGCCTAATTATGGTGTTTTTATTGCCAGCAATCATTAGAAGCGGCATAGAGATTATGCTTGCAGCTGGGAAGCATGTGCTTGGCTGGATTCTGGCAGGCTGGGCTGCTGTAGTGAACGGCGCTAAAATTGTTGGTCAGCTGCTCCTTGTAGTAGCAAAATGGGCTTGGGCGGGTATACAGGCGCTAATCAATGCGGGAAAGGTAGTGCTTGCTTGGGCATTGCAGGGCTGGGCAGCTGTTGCGCAAGGCGCTGTAATAATTGGCCAACTGGCTCTGGTAATAGCAAAGTGGGCTTGGGCAGGTGTTAAGTCTCTTGTACACGCAGCAAAAATGGCTGCAGCTTGGTTCATCGCTCTCGGCCCCGTTGCCTGGGTGGCGGCGGTAGTTGTGGCATTGGCTATCCTCATCATCGCTAATTGGGACTGGGTGAAAGAGAAAACATCTCAGATATGGAATGCGGTATCAATTTGGCTATCTCAAAAGTGGAATAGCATAAAGACAATTGCCGGTAATGCTTGGAACGGGATAAAAACTGCGGTAACAACCCCCATCCAAACCGCCTGGACATGGCTGTCTAACACCTGGAATTCAATCACGACATGGTTATCAGAAAAATGGAACGGTATTTGGACAACCGCCAGCAGCGTTTGGGACAGAATTAAATCAGCTATAACATCTCCAATAAAGACCGCTAGGGAATTTGTTCGGGACCAAATTGATAAGATAAAAAGCTTCTTTAATTTTAAGGTAAGTTTACCCAAAATCAAACTTCCTCACTTTTATGTGAGCTGGTCTTTTGGTGGGTATTTAGGTAAGGCCGCTGAGTTCCTGGGTTTACCTGGCATACCTAAATTTAATGTGTCCTGGTACAAAGAGGGCGGTATATTTAATCGGCCCTCAGTAATCGGTGTTGGTGAAGCTGGTACTGAGGCTGTCATGCCGCTTGAGCGAAACACCGGCTGGATAGATGTGCTAGCGACTAAACTGGTAGCGGCAATGCAGAGTGCCCCGCCAGCAGCAGCTGGTGCTGGCGGGGGCGGTGGAGATATATATGTCTACATCGGCAATGAACAGATAGATGCGTATATCTACCGGGCGCAGGACAGGAGAAACACCAGGAGCAACGGGAGGTAAGCATAGGAGGGGGGAAATACCCTCTCCTTAATTATTTCACATGAAATACTTGTGAGGTGAGCACCCATGGCGATAATAGTAATTAATGGCGTAGACATGCCTTCGCCGTCCCAATATAACGTAACTTTGCAAGATATCGACAGCGAAAACACCCAGCGCACGGAGACAGGTGTTCTCCAGCGTGACAGGGTCAGGGGTGGGGTATATAAGATTGTGGTAACATGGCAGGTTAAGCACTCTGTTCTTAAGACAATAACTAATGCCATGTCTTCCGCTAAATTCTCGGTCACTTTTTTTGACCCAACTACCGGCAGCTACCCGACCCGCAGTATGTATTCCGGCGACAGGGACGGTAAATTAATTTTATATAAAGCTAACAAGCCTGACGAAAGCCTGTGGGAATTGTCAACAT